ACCCGTTAGGGTTCCCATGGGGTGGTTGTCCATCCCCGTCTCACGACGCCATATCCTCGAAAGGAATGTGTCATGGCTGTCATTTGGACTAGAGGCAACGCTTCGTGGTCCTGGAAATTCCCTTGGGATTCAAACCCCTACGTGGGTTCCAGGTCAGACTTTGTTACCAATGTTCGCAACACTGGTTTCAAAGTCTCAGGAGCTATTATCTCTTTTCCAGATGGGAGTAAATTCCGCAAAGCGACTCCACTAACAAAGTGGAACTCAAGTCTATCTCTGGGCAGTCCCCAATTACATACGGGGACTTATACTGCTCCAGGGCCGGATAAGGGCAAAACTTTGTTCTTTAAGTCGTCTGCTGGGGGGAGCCGTGGGGATAACCTGCTTAACTGGCCGAGCTGTGCGTACATGGTACGTGGTAGCTCGGTTCGTGACGCAATAGGTGACCCTGTAGTTCCTCAACAGATGCGGAATGAGGCTGTGACGAAAGCTCTGAACAATATCGCCGATCAAAAAGCGAATTTGTCAGAAGATCTTGCGACATGGCGTCAGACTGTACGTCTCATTAAGAACCCTGCCTCTGAGTTGCTTCGGCAGCTTAAGTTGGTTCATGAGAAGAGGAGCTTCCGGCCGTTTCTCTATGAGAATTACCGTTCGCTTTTGCGAAAGGGACCTCTAGGAGCCGCGGCTGAGGAATACCTCAAGTACGTCTATGGGTGGAAACCACTCATGCAAGATATATATGGCCTAATGGAACTCGCTAAGGAACAAGGGGCAAAGCCTCTGTTACTTAACGGCCGCGGACGATCGTCTGCAGCCGGTTCTATTCCCGAATTCTTGTTTGACGAGGTATCATTTGCCTCCAGAACAAAGTTCGAGAACGGAAACGAGACAATCAAGGTCAACTGCAGCCTTTGGGCCCAAGTTGATCCTGATTGGCAAGGGTTGCGAACCCTTAACCAGTGTGGCCTGCTCAACCCCGCTTCCCTCTTATGGGAGTTGGTAAGCTGGTCTTTCGTCGTTGATTGGTTTTGTCCTATTGGACCTGTCCTTTCA